GTCGCCGAGCAGGTTAGACTTGTAGTTGAGGGTCGTCGCCGCATCCGGTTTAAGGTCGACGGCCTCGCCGTTGATATATAATCCCTCCGTCATGGTTACAGCATTTGTGCGCTCTGCGCAGGTTCCTCGATTGAGAAAATAAAATCTTGGTAATGCTTCGTCGTCTTCTCGTAGCTGCCAGCAACGATATTGACGCGGTGCCACAGCGGCGCGTCGTTGGCGTCGTATCCGTCGAAAACATCCACGACGACCGACTGCGCGAGTGTGAGCAGGAAATCATACGTTTCGGAATCGACCAACTTTGCTCCCAGCGAACGGGTCTTTTTCCGGGATAGGCTTTGCCGGACTGACGTTTCGATATTCACGCCGTCTATGTAAGCGGTCGGGACATTCATATCGTTACGCTCCCATGTCGAGGATGTCGAAACGGTCGACGCGCTGCCGATCTCCTTGAACAGGTAGTAACAATAGCGCCCCTGTTGGTCTATCCAGCGCAGATAGACACCGTTTGCGCTCCGGTCTATGTCGAGTGTATAGCCAACCATGCCGACAGCCTCCTCGTCGTTTTTCAGCACGAGGCTATGCGGTACGGCGATATGCGCCGAACGGGCGACGGTCGAGGGGTCGATCACTCTTGCCGGATTCAGCAGGTAGCGGTGGTATGGGGTCGCACCTTCCGCGTCCTCGTTGTGGTTGTAAAACATGATGTCGGACTGTTTACCGTCGATCAGCACGTCGAACGATGTTCCGTTCTTGGCGAAGACATCAACCGTAAACGGATAGCGGACGAACCATTTGCGACGCATGATGCCGCCGGATGATTCGCGGGCGGATATTGTGCCCCAAATAGCGTCTATCCCAAACGTGCCGAGATAGAATTGACTGCCGTTGCGATACCAGTATATCGTAGCGTAGATATTCTTTTTCAGCGGGGAATCGACGAACGCCTTGCTGTAATCAATCACTCCCTGCGCAACGTTATTGAACAACAGTTGCAGATACCGCCGTACATCGAAATATGCGGCCCCATTGAGCGGCTCGCGCTCTTCGCTGTACGATTGCTGCGCTTGGCGGTCGGTTAAGACCATTTCTAATTTGTCATACGTTGTGGGAATTTTCGTGATTTTGAAAATCGCCGGGACGAATGCGAAATGCGTTGCATTGGGATATTCGACTACTGTTCCCGTGCTGCTGTGTGTAAATGTTCTGCTCATGGTCTATTGTCTTAAAATTGATTCGACGATCTGTGCATCGAAAAGCCCCGCCAGCCTATCGGCGATGCGGTCGGATAGGGCCGCTATTTCGGGCGTGAAGATGTCTTCGCGGCCGCCGTTACGGAATAGGGCCGACCCCTCCGTCATTATTTTGGTCGCTGCTCCCCACGCTGAAATATCTACACCCTTTGTTGCGGCCCAGTCCGCGATGATGTCGATAAACCATTTCGGGGCGGACGGATAGACCGACCCGTCGCGGCGTCGGCGAAAATGTTGCGACTGCCACGGTTGCGTGCCGGTTTCGAGTGCTGCAAAATATGGGCGGGCGTCCATCGTCCCCGTGGTTACGCCGCCATTGGTCGTTACGGCTATTGTGATGCTGTCGGCGGTTGTGCCCGTCGTCCGTTGTCCCGCGGCGACGTGGTTCTCGATAATTTTCTGCCGTGCCCGGTCGAGTTCTTCGGCGACGATTCGGTCGGCTTCGAGTTCTATTCTTTGTACGTCCATAGCTACAAGCCGTAATCGAAGCAGACGCCCGCCTGTTCTTGGAGTGTCAGCGACAGCGTTACGATACATAGGTTTGCGTCCATCTTGTCGAACGCGACGCGGTAATTGATTTGCCCGGCGACCGGAACGAAAAAGCCGCTTTCGTTTACGGCGACGATGAATCGCACGGCAAGACCTTTCAGCCGCTCGGCGATCTCCTGCGCATCGGCTCCTTTGTAGTCGAGCGGCATAGCGTCGGCAAAGGAGATAAGGCAGGACGGAGCGTCGCGCACGAAGCCCTGCGACGTGAAATTCAGAAAACCCGCCACGGGTTGTACGTAGAGGCAGGCGGGCAGCGTGAGGCCGTCGGGGTGCGTAACCTCGCGGCTCTCTCCTTGACGCCGGAATCGGTCGAACGCTTGATTGGCGCGGAACCACGATTCGCACAGATAGGTAAGGCCCATCGCCTCGGCGATCTCCTTGACTTTGTTTTCGACTGTCTGTTTTTCCATAGGTCTATTTGTTTTTGTTGGCCATTATTTCGCGCAAGCGCCGTTCAAAGGCAATCCGCTCGTTGTCGATTCGCATACACTCGCAGACGCGCACCCATGCCACCTTTGCGGCGTCGTCTTGGTCTTGGTAGCCCTGTCGGTGGGCGTACCAGTCGATGATGCCGAACGGCCCGAAATCAAGGTCGTTTATTCCGGCTTTGATCTCTTCGGGCGTCGGCTGGTTGCTTGTGCTTGCGAACAACGCTGCGATGCGCTCCAATTCTCGCCCGACCCAAAAGACAAAACCGAGCATTTTGTCTGCCCGTTCGTTGTAGCAGCGCCGGGGATGTACTTTGAGAATGACGGACGCGATTCGCTCTATAAGGGCGTGCGTCCCGTCTGCCTGCAAGCTGAACAGATCGCCGATAGTTAGATCGTTGAGGTTTCGCGGCGTGCGCACGCCGCATACTTTGTCTGGCTTCGGCAGGGTTTGCAATGCTGCACGCGATTCGGGCGTCAGTACTCGTTCGATAGCGAGCACCTGCCGGGTCGTCCGTTTCTTGATTGTTATTTTCATCAGTTTTCCTGTTTAATCCACTTTTGCCGCCGGGGCGGTAGTTTATTTGTCTTTCAAATTTTACCAGCAGAAACAGCCTAAAAACAGCTTTTCACGAAAGCCGCCCGACGTGGACGCGCATACCTTTCGGCTGCGGGACGATTTCGTAGTACATGCGCATCATCAGCGGGTCGAAATAGTCGGGCGACCGACCAAGTACGGCTTTCATCTCTCGTTTGTCGATGATTCGTTTCTTGCTCGTATCGGCGTCGACGTCGCGGGCGACAAGGCAGGCTTCCAGCTCTTCGGCAATGGTCGATTGTAGTTCTTCCGGGCAGTCGATGTAGAGCAGCCCTGCATTGATAACCTCCGCCAGTTTGAACGCGCATTGCGATTTGAGGTTGAAATACGTGTTATCCGGCGCGGGCGCTCCTCCGTGAAACGTCTTGATGCCCTCCAAATACGAATCGAGGTACTGCCCCAGCCCGTCAGAATCGGCGATGATGTTAGAGCGCCGGACGCCGTGCCGCCTCGATTCGTCGCGCAGGTCGGTTTCGATCTCCTTGCCCGTGCTGTACGGTTTGTCGATAGCGAGTTTAGCGGCCATTCCCGTCCAGTTGAACGCGACAAAGCGGTCACGGCCTTTCATGGCAAGGTCGGCGCTGATACGCCGCACGCCGTCGCCCGTCTGCCGCTCGTTCGTGAAGCAGTCGAGGATGGCGTCGTAGTCGGCGAGTTGGTTTGCGTTGCTCTCGTATTCCCATTTGCCGAGCAGTAGACGTAGCCGAATCGACTTGACGCCGATTGATTCGAGCGTTCGAATGTAATCGGGCGTGATAAACGGGTTGTCGTAGACCAACGCCTGAACGAATGCGCAGTCTTTCGGTAACGTTCCGTCGATATGCGGTTTGTAGAAATGCTTATACAGCCAATTCTTTTTCGGGTTACAGGTTATGAGCATCTTCGCTTCCAGTCCGTATTCCTCGTTGAGATGCCGCCCGATTCGGGATTTCAGCACCTCGTAGGCCATATAATGAACCTCTCCGGCCTCCTCTATCCAACCACCTGTAAACTCTTTCGACCCCAACCGCTCGAACATCGGGTCTTTCTGCGGATAGAATGTCAAGTCGAGCAGTACGATTTCCGACCCGTTCGTAAACTTGATGCCGTCGTCTGTTATCCGGTAGTCCGTGAACCCGTAGGAATCGGCGACCTTGCCGAACGTGACCAGCACGGATTCGCGGCTGTCCTTGATGTTGTTTCGGCCGACGAACCAGCGCGTTTTCGGGAACGCCCAGCAGCAACGCATAAGCCAGTCGCACCCCAGCCACGATTTGCCGCCACCCGCTGCGCCGCCATAGACGACGTATCGGATTCGTGGGTCGGCCAAGTGGCGGTAGGCAAGCAACTGTTTGTAGTTGACGCGTTGCTGTTCCTCGCGCTGTTGTAGTCCGTCGGTAAACATGCGTTATTCGTCTTCTTCCGATAGTTTCCGTTCGCGCTCCTCGTCGATACGGCGGACGATTTCGTCGATGCCCGGCATGACGGGTAGCACCGACGAAAAGCCCTTGAATTCCTTTCCGCCCGATGTGATGTCGACCTGTACCTTGTCGAGGCCGAGCAGTTTGTCGCGGCGTTCCTCCCATTTGCGGATTTCGGCGAGGATTCGCACGTCGCCGACGGGTTCCTCCGTGACACTCGACGTTTCCGATTCGAGCGGAACGGGGGCGTCGAGAGGCTTGCCGACGACAGGGTTTCCGAACGTGTTTATATCGACGAGTGCCGTGCGAACCTTTGCCCGCTTGACAACTCGTTTCTGCTTGCTGGCTTCGTACAGCCGCCATAGCTCCGCAATAGCGCGGTCGCACTCCATCAGCGCCTCGTCGCACGCCTGCTGTGTGTTGCTCGCGGCTTCGGCCCGCCATTCGCTGACGAGCAAATCCCAATCGGTCTTGATCGTCTTCGGCGTTACCGAATACCCCAACTGCCGTTCGACCTCTGCGGCTATCTGACGAAACGGCATCCGCCGTTCGAGGCGCAGATGCGACACGAGCGGCAGACGGGCATTCCGGCGGTCTTTCGCCGATTTGTTATTGCTTGGGTGTGATGCCATTGGTCGTTACTTTTTTTACCGATTCGTGCAGTATCTTCGGCACGGCGTACCGCCATTTGATGTGATGATGCAGCCGCCGATGGGCGGTTCCCATTGCCGAAACAACCACGCATGACGGACAATACATGACCGTGTAAAAACTCTTTACATACGTGCCCGCGTCCAAGTATAATTCCGTCATACCGCCGCTGTTGCTCTGCGTTTCGAGTTGGTCGAGGCCGATTTGTAGGATAGACAGAAATACCCCCCCCCGCGACCCCAGCAGGACGTAGGTATTGACGTCTTCGTTGATACGGCCGATGAATTGAAACGGTCGGTCGACGGAGCAGATGAACGAGTTCATGGCCTTGCGCATCGGCTGTATTCCGTCGTTGAATCTCGTCGCCTTTTCGCCGCCGATATAATCGCCGCCTTGTCCGATTGCAAGGGTCAGCATTGGAGCGGAATTGAAATAGTCGAGCAGCATGTCGAATACCGCGTCGAGGTCTTGGACGTCTGCGCCGTGCCAGCGTAGCTGGGCGTCGAACCGGAATTTGAAATACGTGTAGTCGTCGTCCAGCTCGATGAAATGCGTCGCCCCGATCTGCCGGGCCAGCTCGAAACAGGCGTTACGGGCGTAGATGATTGCCCGGCGGTCGCCGAAATTGTCGCCCTCGTCGAATGTCTTTGCGATCTCCGATTTGGAAAAGACGAGCACGTCGCCGAAGCGTTTGCGATACTCCGGCAGCGTCTTGTCTTCGTCGTCGCAGACGATGTATATTTTCCCCGTGTACCCGTGTTTGCGCAGTTTCTCGTAGGTCAGCACCCGGTCGGGGCGTCCGTGCGTCAGAATGAACGCAACGAACCCGTTATGCCTCATTGCCATACTCCCGTGTGTATTCGTTTCGTATTTCGTCCGACAATCGGATGTAGCCCTTTTCGATGGCTTTGCCGAAGTCGATAATGACCAGCGCCGAATCTTCCATAAGCTCCTGCATTTCTTTCGAGGCGTGTGCGTAGTAGTCGGCGATCTTGGCGTAATCGAACACCGTATGTCGTGCGGCAGCCTGCCGCAGAAACTCTTTTTCGTCGGGCGATACGTTCGACGCTTCGATCTTTGCCAGCAGTTCGTCGGTTCGGCCGCTGTCGGTCAGCGTCGATAAGTCCGGTTTTTCGTTCTTCGGCTCGTAGACGGGCGACGTGATTTTGTGCGTGTAGTGCTCGTCGGCTTCCCCGTCGCCGCCACAGCGTCGCCCTGTTATATCGTTAGGGTCGATACCATTTGCCGCGGCCAACGCCTCGATGGCCGATTTTGGGAGCAGGTCGATGTCGAAACCATCGTCGATGATCGCCGCGATGTCGTACTCGTTTGCCAACATGTCAATATCGAACGTGCCGAACGATAGGTTGTCTTTGATGATGAACTGCTGTTGCTCGTCTTCGTCGAGTTCCGAGGCGTAAAGCGTCGGCACGGTCGGGTGCATCTGCCATTCGCGCCAGTAGTTCAGCAGCGCGGATTGTTTCGCCTCGTCGAAATGCCGGAACCGATACGACGCCCGCAAGATTTCTGCGAGGTCGTCGAATCCGAGTTCGTGAATGTATTTCAGCGCCCGCAGGCGCATATTTCCGGCAAGGGCGATATTCCGGTCGTCCACGACGACGGGGCGGTAATACAAGCCTTTCGGCAGCAGTAGCAGGGATTTGACCAGTTCGGCGAAATCGTCTTCGGTGATTTGTCGCGGGTTGTGCTCGCTGGCATTGAGCGCGCCAACCTGCATTTCGATAGTTTGCGGAATTTTCATAGGCCCGGTTGCGTTTACTCTGTATTGGTTACCAGCACAAAGATATGTAAAAAGCGTGTAAATAATACACGCTTTCGGGTAAGATTTTATCAGCGATCAGACTTTCGAAATTCGGTCGCTGCATTTATCAATGAAGCACACGGATTCCTGATGCAGTTCGCACCAACCCTGCCCCTCGTCGTCTTCGTCAGCGAAAAGGGCGCAACTACCGCAACCGACAGCGCGCATCTTGTCGCAGTCCTCCTTGCAAGCGGCGGCACATTCCGGGCACAGAATCACGTCGTCGCGGGTAACTACAAACCCGTCGCAATCGGGGCAGCCCATATTCTCGCAGTTTTCGCACTGCACAATTTCTTCCCCACATTTGGGGCAAGTCGCGGTCGTTTGTTTTTTGTCCATCTTTATTTTGGTTTTGAGTTATTAAGGGCGGCATTCATTTGCCGCAACATTTCTTGTATTTCAAACCACTACCGCATGGGCACGGTTCGTTGCGGCCAATCTTCTCTCCGCTTCGAACGTATGTCCTGCCACCTCCGTTGGCGCATCGTTCGCAGATGGGACGACAATAACCGTCGTATTTGTAAATCCTCGGGCGGCCGCAGATGGCACACCGTTCCTGTACGGTAGTTTCCGGGGCAATAGCTTTGTTATTCATTGTAATAAGAATTCAAGTTCGGCGATTTGCGTGTGTTTGAGCTGCGCGCCTGCACGTGTCAGATACTCTTTTTTCTGCTCTTTCAATTTGTAGCGGTCGGCAGATGCGGTGATTCGATCTACCTGTCCGCGCAGCTGGTCGAGCATCATTCGTATACCCTCTTCCGGGGTTGCCTCGACAAAGCGGATAAGGCGGCGCAAGTGGGCGATCTCGTTGTTGTGGTCGCCGATCATGCGGCGGATCTTCTTGCTGCGTTTGGCATTGGCTTCCGTTACCCCCCCCCGAACCGACCATATTTTTTCGTCTTCGCTTCGGAGCGCTTCGATAGCTGTGATTTCGTCGCGGATAAGTCTGTTAAGGTCTTCGACTGTTTTCATAATTACCGTAATTTTTCGATTATAGAGTTGAGGTTCTGCATAAAGTCCGTATTCGGATTTTCGCCGTGGGTGCCGACCAGTCGGACGTACAGCCATTCGAGGAATTCGGCGTCGTTTGAGGGCGATTCGTTGGTTGGGCGGTTTCGCTCGTCCGCTCCGTAGACGTATCCGATGATCTGTTTCGCCAGATCTACCGTTTCGCGCGCAGACCGATATGGGGTCAGTTTGTTCGGTTCAAATATCCCGACGATGATTTCGAGCACGGCGAGCAAGTCGGGCGCGGCGGCCAATAGTCGGGCGTTGGCCTCGATGCGTTGCTCCGGCATCGGGCGCGGGTTATTGCGCAGTACTTCTGCGACGGGAGCGCAGCCGACAGCGTCGCCGGAAATCGAAACGATGGTATATTCTACGACGCCGTTTTTGTGTTCGTGTCCGTCGACCCGCCACGGGCCGGGCGTCCCTCTGAATTTCGGGTTGTGTGTTGTCATTGTTTCTCGGTTTTTGTTGGTTGATGATTGATTTTGCGTCGCCTGATTTTCCCAAATGCTCGCTCGATCTCTTCGACGGACGGCGGAACTATCGGGCGGACACAGGTGATTTCGTCCCGTGGTTCGTTATTTGCCGGGCGCGCCATGTACCAGCGTATTTCCGACTGGAATTCCTCTAACGTCCGGCAGACGACGTGTCTGTTTCCGTTCGCGATTGTGAGCGAGCGCCATTCGATTTGTGCGTCCGATAGGGCGGAACGTCGGTCGGTAGTCTTCATTTCGATACATAGGGCGTTGAAGCCTCCGCGTCCGAGCAGCAGGATAAGGTCGGTAACGCCTGCGGTTACGCCCTCTGCTTTCATTATCGCGGCTTCCGTGCGGCTCCGTGCGCCACCGTTCGGAACGGCGAACAGGAGTTTGCCGACGGCGGGGTATTGGAGCCGGAACCAACCGACGCACATTCGTTGCATGTGCGATTCAACGTGTCGTGTCATAATCAAAATAGGGTTAGTTGTTTGAACGCCGTTGCACGGCGCTGATCGTCGATTTGCTTGATGATATTCCGAATATACGGGGCCAGCGTGCTGTCTTTGATGAATCCGTCTTCGTCGTCCTCGTTGTCGAGATTCGACCGGGAGCGACCGGAACAGTTCGCCAGTTCACGTTCGGCTGATTTGCGGGCATCGAGCAGGGCGGCAAGAATCGCGGCGGCTTCCGTTGGGTATCCCTTTTGCACATCGTCGACGAATCCGGCCCCGACGTAATGGCCCGAATTGTGCAAGTTGACATCCAGCCCGTAATCCCAGCGTCCTGTCGGCGACTGCGCCGTTTTAACCTCCACGATACAATGGTGGTTGAATAATCGGACAGGTCTGTTAGGCGTTAGGCATACGTCGTGAATGTTGAAATCGAAACCGTTGTACGATAACGCCACGAATTTACCGCTATCCTGTCCGGCTTTTTTGTGGTTATCAAGCCACGCGCACCACTCTTTGAACGTAAACTGTTGCCCGGTGCATCGGCAGGTATGATGAATGTCTTTCATGGAAAGTTGTGATTAAAAAAGTTTTAGCTGTTGTTCTTCTGCATTCATCCGTTTTTCGACCTCCTGCACGGTAAGGCCGTATTTGAATCCGTAGCTGCACAAGTTCGGCGTATGGCTCAACTCGACCAATTCTGCCCATAGTTCGGGATGATTGCGTCGCAGGTTGACGAAATGTTGTATTTTGCAGTTCGGGCAGAACCAGCATCCGCCGCGTGTCCCGGTCGTGTAGATCGGCGACAGTAACCCGTGAGTGGCGCAAAGCTGTTTCGCCATCTGCTCGGTGTAGCCGTATTTCGCCAAGAGCGACATTCGGTTCTCCGTGAGTTTGGCAAGTCGTCGCGGTTCGTCTGCGGCGATACCGATGTACTGCACGATATTCGTTTTGGCACGCAGGGGACCGCCAGCAATTTCGGCGAGGTATTTTCGTATGGGCGCGACTTTGCAATCCCGATTGATGAAGCATTTGCCGCCGAGCGGGAACCCGTAAATCTTTCCTGCATTCTCCCCCCCCCGACGGCATTTGCGAAAAAATAGCAGTAGTCCCGTTCGGCGCGTACCACGTCGACGTGGATGCCCATGTCGTGCAGCTTCGGGATAGCTGTGTCGTATATCCACCCGATGTGCTCCGGAATCTCGCCGCTGATGTTGCGTGCGTGATCAAACATCACTTCCGAGAATACCACCCGGTCGAGTGGTTCGTCATGTTCGAGGGCAAGGAGAATTGTTGCGATACTATCCTTGCCAAACGAACACGAGGCTATGTAAGTCGGCTGGGACATCATTTCCGATAGGGTTTTAACGATTTGAGTTCCGTCGGGAACCAGTAGCAGTCGTAGTCGAGGTAGACGCACCGGCCCGAAAGCTCCGGTTTGCAGAATCCCATTATCACGTGCGGTTCGAACCGCACGCCGTATTCGTTCGTGAACGACACTTGCTGCCCGACCCGGAAATCCGTTTCGATACCCGCGTCGGCCGGGTTGTCGTAGATAGGCGGCAACCCTTTTTCGTCGCGCCATTTTCGCCATTCGGCGAAATCTTTACTGTAATCTCTCATCGTTCAGTCGGTTTCCAAGTTTGATGATAAATGTTTCGTGATCGGGCGCACCCCATTCCGGGCGACCTCGGCCAAAATCAACGCCTTTGCACTCCCATAGCATCCGGCGGCGGGTGTAGCCGTAGGAAAAACAAACTGCGTCGTAGTCTTTGAAGAATATAAATACCGGGCTTTCGGTCTCCTCGTCCCCCTCGTCGTATATTACCGTGTCGATAAGCCGCGTTTTCCAGTAACGGGTATTTTCGCGGTACTCTTCGCGCTTATCGCCCCGCTCGATCATTTCGTACCACTCCTTTTTGAGTGGCAAATACAGAATTTTCATCGTCTTGAATCTTTTGCGGGTTCGCCGTTTCGTTCGATCTCGCCGAGTGCTTCGTCGAGGTAGTAGGCCAGCTCTGCGGCTTGTGTAGCCACGCGCCGCGCCCAGTCTGAACGAAG